AGCGGCAATCGCAAGTATGCCCGCCTGCTGACGGCGCTCGTGGAGAAACACCAACGCGTGCTGGATTTAAAGACCGAGGTGGCGACCGCGCTTTCTGACGAGATCATGATCTCGGTGACCGCAGAGGCGGTATTGCTCGGATGGGAAAATATCCAATTCAAGGGCGCTGATTTGCCCTACTCCGTTGAGAACGCAAAGCTGCTCCTTTCAGTCAAGGATTTTCGCCGGTTGGTAGGGAAGCTCTCTGACGACGTGGAGTTGTATCGCGGCGCCGACGAGGAAACCGTAGCAAAAAACTGATTGAGGTACTGCGCTGGCAGGTCGAGTGGGGGAAGGAGCTTGCCTTCCTTCAGGAGATCGAGCGCAGTACCGGAGTGACTCCGCCAAGCTTAGCCGCGAGGCCGCTGATCCGCCCGAGTTCCATAACGCATTTAACTGCATATTCTGAACTCTGCGCAGGCCGGCCCATTAGCGAGGTGGTGGGGCCACTCTCCGCTGCTGACATCCTTGCTTACTGCGAATTGACGGGCATTTGCGGAGGCTCTCAGCGCCTGCGGTTCTTTGAGCTTGTCCGTCGTATGGACATTGCCTACTGCCAAATCCAGAACGAAAAGCGGGCCAAAGCTTAGCACTCGCGCTTTACCTATGCCGTTGTCATAATCCAGTAGAAGCACTTAACTGGCCGAGATCGCGATGAGTACCAGCCCCACCCTAACCCTTAAAATTGCCGCCACCGGAGCGTTGGCGGAGTTCATCGCCCTGCGCGCCGGCCTTAAGGAGCAGGTGGCGGGGTTAAACGTCGATCTGAAGGTAGCCCTCAAGGAGGCCAACGCTGCTGGAGTTTCGGCCGGGCAAGCCGACGTGGCGACGAAGAAGCAGGTCACGGCCGAGATGGAACAAATAGCAAAGGCTGGCTCTGCTCGGCTGCTTGCTATACAACAGGAGGTGGCAGCCAGCAAGAAGACCGCGCAGGCCGCAGCGGACGCTGCCGCGCTTGCAGCGCAGAAGAAGGTCGCTGACGAGGCTAAGACTATAGAGGAGGAGAAGCAGGCCTATATATTCAGGCTGCAGAAAAACTCAGCCCTGATGACCGGTACCTCGTCGCTGGCCGCCGCCGCGCAGACGGAAAAGACAGCGGCTGCGGAAGCTGCGGCTCTTGCGAAGCAGAACTTCAGCATATTGGTGGCGGATGCTTCGGCGGCGTCTAAGGCTCGCTCGGCCATCGAGGGCAGCTTCGTGGCTCAGTCGATGAAGCAGGATTCCGAGCGCGTTCTAAGCGCTGAGGCTGCCGAAGTTAAGAAGGTAAAGGCCGCTGAAGCTTCCGCAAAACTCAGGGGCTCTATCGAGGCCAACTTTGTCATGCAGTCGCTCAAGCAAGACGCGGAGCGCGTAACAGCTGCTGAGTTGGCTGATAAGGCTCGCGCGGCTTCAGCGATTAGGACGGCTGCCGTTCAAGTCGAGGCAGGTGCGGCGGGCGCTGGTGGTCAAGGCATCGGCCGCAGCTTGACGCGCGGTGTGGCGGCTGCCGGTGGTGCCACTTTCCTCACCTATGGCGCGTCGATTCCGGCCGTTGCCGCTGCGTTCGCCGTGACCGCCACGATCAAAGACTCAATCTCGGTCGGCGCCGCCTTTGAGAAGGAAATGGCGTTTGTACGGATTGCTTCCGACGACAGCGCCGCGTCCATCAAGGACCTGTCGCAGGCGGTTCTTGACATGGGCGGTAAGACCATATTCAAGCCCGTTGAGTTGGCACAAGGGTTGCGCATTATCACCGCTGCCGGCTTTTCTACCAAGGATGCCTACGGAGCCCTCATCCCGGTGATGAATCTTGCGGCACTGGGCGAGGTGAGCGTGGCTGAGGCTGCGGACACCGCGCAGAAGATGATCCACGCCTTTGGGCTTGAGATCGGCGATGCTTCCAAGGTTGGTGATGTGATGGTGAAGGTTGCCAATGCGTCGGCTACGAACGTCAAACAGATGTCCGAGGCGATGAAGCAGGGCAGCACGGTGGCGAAGCAGTACGGCATCGATATCAACGAAATGACGGCGATGCTGGGCGTGCTCGCTAAGGTGGGGATTGTCGGCCAGGCCGGCGGCACCGCGTTGCAGAATATGCTGCGCGGAATTTACGACCCGACATCGGGCAAAGCACAGCGCGCGTTGCGCGACCTTCAGAGTGTCGTGCCGGATTTGAGACCTCGCGACGCGGCAGGACAGTCGCAGCCAATTAAAGAGGTGTTGGAGAACTTGTCGCTTGCTGCGGGAAGGCTTGATCCTGGTACGTTCAGCCGCATTCTCACCGACCTGATGAATTTCCGCGGCGCGAAGGCCGGCATTAACGAGACGGCGGAGGCGTTTAAGAGCTTCAAGGATTATCTAGACGCCGCCAAGGGCAGCGCCGGTGAGATGGTCGAGAAGATGGCCATTCTGGGGGACACGGTCGACAGTAGATGGAAGATGTTCAAGAGTGCGTTTGCCAAGGCAGAGACGCTGGCTTTTCAAGGTGCGTCAGAAGACTTGACCAAGACCCTGAATGACCTTACCGCTGCAGTGCTTGATCCTAAGTTTGCCAGCGGGCTGACCGCGCTTGTTAGTAATTTCGCCAAGTTCGTCAGCTCGCTCACCGAGGCGCCGGATAAGCTGAGGCTGGCACTGCCGTTTTTACGCGAGTTCACTCTGCTCAAAGGTTTAGTGACCGCCGGGACGCAGGAACCGCCTCGCACATCTGGTGAAACCTACTACGGTAAGATTACTTCTGCGCCGATTCTTGGTCCCGTGGCACCTAAGCCCGTTGACGAGGAGGCACGCAGAAGGGGACTTGCCGCCCGCAACACTGACGATGAGGCTCTGAAGCGCGCCATGGCGGCAGAAGACGAAAGGGAGTTCCGCCACAGAATGCAGCAGGCAGAGCAGGAAGCGGCTTACTCCCTGCAGATCCTTGACCAGAAGCATCGGTACAAGCTGCTCGCTGACGAGCAGTACGCCGACGAGGTGGAGAAGGTCAACAAGAAACGCATGGACGAGGAAATGACCTACGCAACAGAGGTCATGGTCAAACTCTCCGCAGCGGCTGCTGGCATTTTCCGCCACGACCAGGCGGAGAAGTACAAGCTTGCCGTGACCCAGGCTACCAGTGCGTATGAGAAGGTGCTGGAGCTTCGCCGCAAGGCGGAGCATGCCACCGACATGCGCACCGGAAGGGTGGCCGGAGAGTACAACCTTGCTGAGATCAGCGGCAAGGCCGAAGCCACCAGGATTCGCGACGATATCAACAAAATTGCTGAAGGTTTGCACCTGCAGCAGCGCGAGGCTCGCGAGGCACAGAACAACGCCCTGCTCGGCCCTGTTGCTGCATCTCGCGGTTCGGCTGGCGCTGCGGTAGAAAAGGCCTACCTCGCGGAAGAGCTCAAGCTCAAAAAGGAGATGGATGTCCTCGAGGAGAAGGACGACTCGGCTAGCGTGATCCGTTACTGGCTGCTGAGGAAAGAAGTAGATCTGCTGCCGCAGAAGCGTGAAATAGAAAAGGCGATCGCCAAGAACGCCGCGGAAGATCTGGTCGTTCGTGCGCGTTCAGCGAAGTACGGTGCCGACAAGGCATTCCAGGCGTACATCGACGCCGCCGACGACATGGGCACCCAGGTCGGCGGCATCGTCACCAAGAGCCTGAAGGGCATGGAAGATGCCCTTACCCATTTTGCCATGACCGGCAAAATGGACTTCAAGAGCCTCGCCAACTCGATCATCAGCGACATGGTGCGCATGCAGATTCAGGCAAGCATCACCAAGCCGCTGGCGGTGCTCGGCAACAGTCTGCTCGGCAAGTTGTTTGGCTCGGGCGACACGGCCGGCATGTCCAGCGGTTCGTTCGGCTCTTGGGGCGGCGGAATCGGAGGTGCTGCCAACGGCGCCGTGTTCAATCACCCCAGCGTCAACGCCCTCTCCGGCGGCGTCTACAACCAACCGACGTACTTCCAGTTCGCGCGTGGCGGCGTGCTGGGCGAGGCCGGCTACGAGGCCGTCATGCCGCTCAAGCGCGGCGCCGATGGGAAGTTGGGTGTGTCTGGCGGCGGTGCGCCGAACGTGATCATCAACGTCATCAACGAATCCGGCCAGCCGGTTGCCGCCAAGCAGACTGGCCCCGCTGCGTTCGACGGCGAGAACTACATCGTCGGCGTGGTGCTCTCCGCGGTGGAAAACAACCCGCACGTTCGTAACGCCCTTGCAGGAGCGATGCGTTAATGGCTTTCCCCACCCTCACACGCAAGCCTTCGACGCTTGATCCGGACGGCGAGCTGGAAGACGCAGTCCTGCGTTCGCCCTTCGATGCCGGTTACGTGCAGTCGCGCCCCAAGTACACGCGCATGCGACGCTCGTGGGGTGTGCGTTATACCGAGCTGCCCGACGCCGACGTGGCCACGCTGCGCACCTATGAGCAGACGACGCTGGTCAACGGCGCGTCGCCCTTCGACTGGACGCACCCGAAGCTGGGCTTCACGGTGACCGTGAATATCGGCCGTATAAAGTACTCGACCTCGGCGGATAAATACGGCGTGGCTGACGTCTCCTTCACCCTCACCGAGATCTAGCCGTGCTGACCTTGCCCAGCGCCCTGCTGCTGGAGAAAAACAAGCTGATAGCCACGCTTCCGTGGGTGCTGCTGCTTGAGATCACGTTGCCGAACGCCACGGTGCTGCGGTTTGCGCAGAACACCGAGAACGTCACTTATAACGGCCAGCCCTGGACGGCGTTCGCATTTAAGCTGGGGGAGCAGGGGCAATCCGGCGATGGCAAGATCCAGAGTCTTTCGATCCAGGTTGCGAATACCGCGCGCGCGCTGACGCCCTACCTTGAGGCGCAGAGCGGTCTGGTTGGTTCCCAGGTGCGCCTGATCGTAGTGCACGCCGGAAATCTTGGCGTGGATTACACCGCGCTGACGCTGACCTACACCATTATGACGTGCACTGTGGACGCGAGCTGGGTCTCGTTTTCGCTGGGCGCGGAGAGCCCTTTTCGTAAACGATTTCCGCTGTACGCCGCCAACCCGCTGCACTGCTCCTGGGCGGCGCAGTCGCAGTTCAAGGGCGTCGAATGCAAGTATGCAGGTGCCGACACCACCTGCGCCGGTACCCTGGTAGCCTGTCGCGCCAAGAGCAACTCCGCGAATTTCGGCGGTCGGCCGGGCGCCCAGGGCGCTCCGAGGTTCGTATGATGCTCGACGACCTTTTTTCCGCGCGCTTCGCCGATGGTGGCCGCGGCCCGGACGAGTACGACTGCTTTGGCTTGTTCGAGGAGCTGTGCCGCCGGCGCGGTACGCCTATCTCGCCGGAGACTACTCCGACGCAGGTGCAGGCGAAGGATGCCGCGATTCAGTCGGCAATCGGCCGTGGCGAGTGGCAGAGACTGGAGACGCCGGAACCGGGTTGCGCGGTCGTGTTCGTGGTAGTTCCGCCGTTCGCCACGCACATGGGGATGGTGCTTGATGATGGCCTGACGTTCATCCACATCCGCAAAGGTTCGAATGTCTCGGTCGAGAGGCTCGCCAGCTCGCGCTGGTGCCAGCGCATAGCGGGGTTCTATCGTCATGTCTGAGCGCCAGCTTATTGTTGTCAAAAACCCGTTTGAGCGCCACGACCGTGATGTCGTGTCGCTGCCGGATGGTGAGCGCACAGTCGCGGCGCTGGTAGGCGAGTACATCCCGGCCGGCGTCGAGGTTGATGTCAGTATCAACGGTCATATCTTGAAGCGCGAGGCGTGGGCGACGCGCGACCTCGTGTCGGGCGAGCAGATGCTGGTGGTGCCGCACGTGGCGGGTGATGATGACTTCAATCCGCTATCGGCGCTCCTGATGATCGCGGTGATGGTGACCGGCCAGTATTACCTGTTGCCTGAGATCGCGGGGGCAATGGGGGTTGCTGCTGGCACGATGGCTTACACGGCGATAGGAGTCGGTATCGCTATGATCGGCAGCATGGTTGTCGGCTCGCTGCTCGCCCCCAGCCGGCCGCTGCCCGGAGCCGGCAGTTTCGATAACAGCCCAGCCTACTCCTGGGCGCCTGCTACGATCCAGCAGGCGGGTGGCCCGATCGCGCGCGCCTATGGCACCACCAAGCTCTACGGCAATATCATCGCCGGCTACATCGAGGTGACTGGCGACACGGGCAGGGAGCAGACCGGGCATATGCTGGTCGACTTGGGCACAGGCCCTTACAGCAAGCTCTCCGACTTCCAGATCAACGACCAGCCTATCTCTCAGTATTCCGGGGTCACCGCCACCGAGCGCAGAGGGTATATCACCCAGGCTGTCATCCCGTCTTTCAACGACACGCGCACGACGCGCATTATTGGCACCAAGGTTGTAGGTGGCGGCGCAGCCGTGGTGCGCGACACGATAGGCAGCGCCTTCAGCGCACTTGAGGTCGTGCTGACCTGCCCGCAAGGGTTGTGGCACGCGAATGATCAGGGCGGGATGGACGCGGTGTCGGTTGGTCTGAATGTCGAGCTATCCACTGACGGCGGCACGACGTGGAAGCTGGCTTCCAACAGCGCGAGCGCGAGTGCTGTAGTAACGCCTACCACCGACTATTGGAGTCTCGGCTACTGGACCTATGCCCCTTTATCCGGCGGTGGTGAGGGCACTAACGAGCAGGTGGCAGTTTGGGTACAGACGGCTGCCGGGAGTTCCATTCCCAGCGC